GATTCCAATCGTTTCGTTGCTGACATCTATATCAAGCCAGCACGTAGTATCAACTTCATTACCCTGAACTTCATTGCCACGCGCACTGGAGTTGAGTTCACTGAAATTGCTGGTGGGCAGGGTTAATCGACTAAATAGTTAAAGAGAAAGAATACTACTATGGCTAATATCGATGACTTCAAAGCAAAACTGGCTGGTGGTGGAGCAAGACCAAATCTCTTCAAGGTGGTTTGTAACTTCCCTGCTGATGCACAGGGTGATGCTGAACTTGCATCATTCTTGATCAAGGGTGCTGCTCTTCCTGCCAGTGTCATGGCTCCGATTGAAGTTCCATACCGTGGACGCAAGCTCAAGATTGCTGGTGACAGAACCTTTGAGCCTTGGACAATCACTGTTATCAATGATACCGGTTTCGTAACACGTAATGCCTTTGAACGCTGGATGAACAGCATCAATGAGCATGTTGCGAATATTGGCATTGCCAATCCTACTGACTATCAGACTGATATGACTGTCCAACAGCTTAATAAGGACGATGCTGTTATTAAGCAGGTTGAGTTCCGTGGTGTGTTTCCTACGAATATCTCTCAGATCGAATTGAATTACGAGACGAATGATACTATCGAGGAATACACTGTTGAACTTCAATATCAATATTGGGAAGCGGCTGGTGTTACTTCCTAAACAAATAAAGTAATGGTTACATGGAGTGGGTGGTCTTCGGGTCACCCACTCCAGACCATATAAATATAGAATATGGAACTGTTTGGATTTGAAATAACTAAAAAGCTCAAGAAGTCTGGTCAAGAAAAGAAGGAACTACCTGCATTGGTTCCAGACCAGACTGATGACGCAATCATAACATCTGCGGCGGGTGGTTATTATGGTCAATATGTTGACCTTGGTGGCACTCAGGTCACCAATGAAAACGATTTGATTCGTCGCTATCGATGGTGTGCCTCCCAACCAGAAGTAGACCAAGCAATTTCCGATATTGTTGACCAAGCAATTGCCAGTGGTGAAACCAGTTCCCCTCTCTCAATCATTCTTGAAGACCTTGAGCAACCTGATGAGGTAAAGGAAGAAATCATTGACCAGTTCAATCATGTTCTGAAGCTTTTGAGTTTCAATCAGATGGCAGCAGATATCTTTCGTTCATGGTATGTGGACGGAAGACTTTACTATCACCTGATGATTGACCCGAAGAATCCAAAACTTGGTATTCAGGAAATGCGTAAGGTTGACCCTACTGCAATTCGTAAGGTCAAAGAGATTACCACAAAGCAAGATAAGACTACTGGTGTGCAGACTGAAGAAGTCACTGCTGAATACTTTGTGTATGGTGACTATGAATCAGGTGCAAGTGCAACAAGTGGTATCAAGGTAGACAAGAACGCAATCGTCTACTGCCCATCTGGTCTCGTAGATGAGACTGGAGAAAAAACAATTTCCTACTGTCACAAGGCAATCAAGATCATCAATCAGTTGAGAATGCTGGAAGATGCCGTGGTGATTTATCGTATTTCCCGTGCTCCTGAAAGACGTATCTTCTATGTTGATGTTGGTAACCTTGCGAAAGGTAAAGCAGAACAATACGTCCAGAGCATTATGTCCAAGTATCGTAACAAGTTGGTCTATGATGTCGATACCGGGCAGATTCGTGATGACCGTAAGTCAATGGCAATGCTTGAAGACTTCTGGCTACCACGTAAAGAAGGTGGAAGAGGCACTGAGATTACCACTCTTCCCGGTGGTGAGAATCTTGGTCAGATTGATGATGTTATCTTTTTCCAGAGAAAGCTTTACAAGGCACTGAATGTTCCGATTGGTCGTCTGGAAACTGATGCAGCATTTACTGTTGGTCGTGCCACTGAAATCAATCGCGAAGAAGTTCGCTTTCAGAAGTTCATTGATAAGCTTCGTAAGAAGTTCTCACATCTTATTATGGATACCCTGAAGGTTCAGTTGCTTCTCAAGGGTGTGATGACTGAAAAGGATTGGGAAGTGATTCGTGAAGATATCGCAATTGACTTTCTGGAAGACAACTACTTTGCGGAACTCAAGGAAATGGAGATTCTTCGTGAACGTATGGAGATGCTTGCCCAACTTGATGAGTATGTCGGTAAATACTACTCTAATGACTGGGTTCGTCGCAATATCCTTCGTCAGGATGATGAAACCATCGAGAAACTGAAGAAGGAAATTGAAGACGAGAAGAAATCCGGTGAGATTGAAGAGCCTGAAGAGGGTGAATTTTAACAATTGGAAGAATCAAATATTATAAATAGAAGTTATGAGCGAAATCAAAGATTTACTACAGAGCATTACAAGTGACAATCAAACAAAAGCCAAAGAGCAGTTCGACGCAATTATTGCAGACAAGGTTTCGAATGCACTTGATGCTCGTAAAGTAGCAGTCGCTCAAAAGAGGTTCAATGAATCCACTGACCTTAAAGAAGGTAGCATGGATAAGATGTCTCTTCAGGATCTATGGATGGATTTTGCGGATGCTGATTTTGTTTTCGATCAAGGATATGGAATCGGTAAGGGAAGTCCAAGATGGAACGGTAAGAAACAAGATGCCATTTACAATTATGTGAGCAAGAAATTCGGCAAGAATGTTGCTGATGATATGGCAGATTATGGTTCAACACGAACATACGCTGATGAATATGCCGGTCCAGATGAGGCACCTGAAGCTGAAAAGCACATGAAGAAACTTGCTAAGAAGCATGGTATCAAAGAGTAACGGGAAATAACACCTATGAAACTAATTTCAGAACACATCGAACAAGACCTTGGATACACCATCACTGAAGGTAAAAGTGGAGAAAAGAATGTCTTCATTGAAGGTGTGTTCATGCAAGCGAACAAGAAGAATCGCAACAATCGAATTTACGAAAAGACAATACTTCAGGACGCGGTTTCTAAGTATGTTCAGGAACAGGTTAGCACCGGTCGTGCTGTTGGTGAGTTGAATCACCCAGATGGACCTACGATTAACCTTGATAAAGTTTCACATCGCATTACTGAACTGAATTGGGAAGGTAATGACGTTGTTGGAAAGGCACTCATACTCGATACACCGATGGGTAAAATTGTGAAAGGACTCGTTGAAGGTGGAGTGAAGTTGGGTGTCTCTAGTCGTGGTATGGGAACAGTCGAGATGAAAGATGGCGTGAGTCGTGTTAATAACGACTTCGTGCTCTCTACAGTTGACATCGTTCAAGACCCCTCTGCTCCCGGTGCCTTTGTAAATGGCATCATGGAAGGTGTAGACTGGGTTTGGGACAACGGGCAACTGACTGCTCGACAAATTGAAGAATACGAGACTGAGATCAAGAAGGCTCCTTCAGCACAACTTGCTGAAGCGCAGAAAAAGGTCTTCGAAGATTTCCTCTCAAAACTCTAATCAGAAAGAAGTAAACTAACATGGAAGAAAAAGAAAACCTTGTTGAAGAAGAGCTTCAGAATGATGCAGAACTTGTTGAGGAAACAACTGAAGAAACTGCGTCTATCGAGGAAGCCAAGAAAGATGTAGAAGAAAAGACTGCCAAGGTCGAAGTTGCTCATGAAGATGAGGAAGAAGGCGACGGTGAAGCTGGCGAAGAAGAGGAAGAAGAAGTGTCTGAAGCCAAGAAGTCTGTGAGAGAAATGGAACATGGCGACGAGGAAGAAGACGAAGAAGAGGAAATCAATGCCGCTCATTGTGAAGATGTGAAGGAAGGTGCTCATGAAGATGAGGAAGAAGAGCAAGAAGAAGGTGCCCATGAAGATGAAGAAGACGAGGAAGAACTCGCTGCTTCTTATCATGAAGACCTTGATGTTCTTGTTAACTCCACTGAAGGTCTCACTGAGGACTTCAGAGACAAAGCCTCTATCATCTTCGAAGCTGCCTTTACTTCCAAACTTCGTGAAGCCACTGAGAAGTTGGAGTCTGAATATGAAGTGAAACTGACTGAAGAAACTGAATCCATTCGCACTGATCTTGCTGAGAAGGTTAACTCCTATCTCGACTACATTGTCACCGAATGGGTCAAAGAGAATGAAGTTGCTATTGATGCTGGTCTTCGTTCCGAATTGACTGAAGACTTCATGTCTGCTCTGAAGACTGTCTTTACAGAAAACTACATCGAAGTGCCTGAGTCCA